AAAACCCTTTACAGTTGAGTGGTGACTGTGAGAGTGACAGAGATCCAAAGCAGGCTGAAGATTGGTTTAACGGTGAAGCTAACATTCAGAGTGGTTGGATCAGAAGGGTCTACTGCGACTACGATGGTGCTGTAGCCTTCGATAACCTGCTCGGCCACCAGAGAGACTAGGGTGGAGCTAACCACCGAAGTGACGGTATTGATGGTGCTGTTGATGAGCTTACGGCCAATGAACTGATTCAGGCTTGAGCGCATCGTCTGGCGAACGTAATCGATCACCAAGCGAGAAGTTGGTTCACGCTTCAAAGGACTGGAGTTATCAGTAGTGACCCAGTGACGGATGATGAGAGCACCTGGGTTTTCCACGAGGCAAGTCAAACCGCTTGCAGCCATGTTGTCCATAGAGGGGTCGTCGTAGCGGGTGATTAGGCCCTGGAATCCGACGATTCCCTGGCGGGTCAGGGTGGTGGCTACATCGATTGCCGGAGAGACCATCATGCCAGCCATTGCGGCGGCGATGAGGGAGCCATCAACTGTGTAGTTGGTGGCCAAGCCAGTGGTGGGATTGACAAGCTGAAGGATAGCTCCAATGGAAGCGATTCCGATCATGCGCTCACTCTTGAGGCTAGTGGCTAGGCTAATCATGGACGAAGGAGTGTCGTTGAAGCCATAGCCGTAAACACTCATTGCTTCTCCGCTGTTACGTGGGGAGGCTTGAGTCAAGAGGAAGCGGCTCAGGTACTGAATAACCGTTGGGCTAGTGGTCATAACCTGAATCATACCTGCCTTCTGTTCGTTTCCAGGAACTGGAGCGGCCAGAGTGCTGATGGCGTTGATGTAGGTCTGGTCAGCGGCGGTATTAAGGCCAGCCTGTTTAGGAACCTGAAGGCAAGCGAAGATGTTTCCGCCATTCTGAGCGAACAAGCTGACTGCCATGGAGAGGCGATTGTCAGGGGTTGGCTGACCATATTGAGCGTAGGCGTCTCCTACGTTATCGAAAATCTTCAGAGCGAAATCGGAAGTCTCCTTCTCAGTCGTGTAGGAAATGTAGTAGTAATCCCCAACAGAGGGCTGATTTCCAGAGGCGTTGAAGGTGGTAACCATAGCCGTGTTTCCGGCGTTCATCCCGTAGGTAGAGATGACTTCAAGAGTCAAACCGTAAACGTTCACAGTTGGAATAACCCCAGTAGCACGAGGAGTTTCGTTGCTGATAGTGAAGGTTAGGGTGTCACCCGGCTCGAAGTGATAGCGGGGGCTGGGGAGAGACTGGAAGCCATAGAGCGGGTCAGCCAAGACATCATCCGGATTGAGAATGGTGAACTGAACGCCCGTATCGGGGTCTAGGAAGGTCTGATTCAGCCAGCCGATAGCTCCGACTGCACCGCCACCCACATTGGAACCCAAGGGGGTTGTAGCCCCGCCAGTGATGCCAAATCCATCCGTGTTAGCCTGAAGGGCAGTGCGGCTAGAGGTCACGCAGTAGTGGAGAGAACGGGGGGTGGAAACAGTGGCCGCACCATTGATGAAGTCCTCTGCCACTCCAGCCGCAGCCGAATTAGTGAGGGTGGGGCTGCCTACTGCCTCAGCGAGGATAACTCCGGTCGTTGGAGTAGAAGGAGGATAGGCGATGAACAGATTGAGAATGTCCTGAAGAGTGCGGGTGGTCGTGTCTATCTTCTCAGTGTAGACGGTCACTGCATTGCTGGTTACCGAGATAGCAGCAGCGTCAGCCTTAGCTGTAGTTCCGACAAACTGGATAGTTGCAACGCTGTTGGGGCCGGTGCCGATGTTGGTGGCAACAAACTTCAACCCCACGTTTACAGTGGAGACCAAACTGGCCTGAACACCAGGGGAGATGACGAAAGAAGCGTCCCCTTCCTGGAAGGTCACAGTGACGGTTTCATCTGGGCTCTTACCCCCCACGCCATTCAAATCAGAGAACTTATTGGGCCATACGACCCCACCATACTCTGTGAATGCCGCTTCAACAACCGAAGAAGCTCCCGAAGCAATGACTGGAAGAGTGTTACCCTTTTCATCAGAAATAGAATAGGTGCCCTGACCGGTAATTCCTGGATTGACCACCGTAAGAGTGAAAGTGTGATCATTCAGAATGTTACGGTAGTAAGTGGCATAGACGTTCTGACCCATTGGAGGTGGGTTGTAAAGAACTACCGTGGAGGTGGCTCCAACAACCTGAGTAACCGTTACTTCACCAGCCAGAAGGGCTTCCTCTGGGTTGGTGCCAACATATACGTGGACCAACGCTGGGTTGTTAGTGACAACACCCAGACCAGACCCATCAGTTGGGACATCTGGAAGGATAAAAGTGTAGTTCTTACCAGTGACGGCTCCCTGAACGGGGCGAAGGAACATGATCTCATCAACCAATGTATCTGTGATGACTGAGGCGTTGAATGCAGTGTAGCCGGGGGTAGAGCTACCTGCCATAACTGAAGCAGAGCCACCCCACTGGATACGAGCGTCTGCATTCGGAGGGGTCTGGAGGACAAAATCCACGCCGTTGACAAAATCGCTACGGCTTGGGCCATAACCCACTGCATCAATGCTTACCACGTTAGTGGCAGGAATCATGTCGTAGGTGTCCTGATACTTATTGGTGTAGTAGGAGACGGTGAAAGTCTGACCGGCCAGAACGGGGGAAGCCATGACGAAGGTGCCGGTCAGACCGTTCAGGGAAGAGACGGTGGCAGGCTGACCGTTGACCAAAACCTTCAGATTGAGAGGGTTGGTGGTGACGACTCCACCATTGGTTCCGTCAACCACAGGGATGAAGGAAGTGGTGAAAACCGTGTTGGAGTTGGGGCCTGCTCCACCAGTGAACGGAGCGGATGCGACAGCAGCCGTTACGGTCTGAGCGGCAATCCCGCTGGAAAGAGGAGCCTGGAGGGCGAGATTACCAGCTAAGGTGGGGATTCCCACAGTGAGGAGGTTAGCCAAATCTCCGTAAGTGCGGACTGCGTAGGCGGTCACGGTGGCGGAAGCGTCCACTTCAACAGTGAAGGATGCGGCGGAGAAAGTAAGGGTGTCGTTGGGGTTGGATCCGGTGGAGATACCCGTAACAATCTGGTAGGAACCAGAAGCAGTGTTGTTGGCAGTCGTGCCAGCAAAACGAACAGCCGTACCAACTGCTACGCCATCAGTTGCCCAGGATCCGGAAGCACGTGTCACCGTGTGAGCCGCGAAAGTGAGAGAACCGGTGGTGCTGATCGGAAGGGCGGCTTCGTTCAATTCGATGGAGATGGTATCGGTTCCGACACCGCTAATAGCCAATGCGTCAGAAACGGGGGAGGCTGCGGTGAAGGTGAAACCCAGATCCACATCGTTTCCAAGCTCACCAGGAAGGGAGAGGGTGAGGGGGAGGTTAGGATCTGAAGCCCAGGTAGCGTATGAAGGCACCTGGGAGGCTTCATTTTCATTTGCCACATAGGTGTCCTTGCGCTTAAAGTAGTAAGTGACCAAAAGTTCGGTCCCCACTGGGTAAACGGTGAAGATTGAGAAAGCTCCGGTCGTGCCATTGAGACCTGTAACCACAACTGGGGTCTGCCCGTCAGAGAGTGTGACGGTAATGTCAGTCGGAGTATTAGTCAGGGTTCCGGTGCCGTTCCCCGTAACAATGGGCGTATAGGTCAACTGGAAGTTCAACTGGCCCACGGTCAAAACCGGAAGGGTCTCCTGAACAACCAAGTCATCTGCGTAAGCAGAACTTCCGCGATGCATTTCGGTGTTAATTACAGAGAAGGTCTCCTGTCCCTCACCGATGAACACGGGAAGGCGGATGTTCCCGTAGGTGATTACTCCGGGGTTGCTCACCGTTTCAAACGTGTAGACACCCGGTGCGGTATATTGTGCGAACAGAGCCATGTTTATCTCTCCCTATGGTTGCGATCTTGGATCAAGAGCCCTTTAATATCGTGGTTTCATTTTAGGTCGGAGAAGTCTTTTCTTTCGCCACTTTAATCAGTGCCTAAAATTTTCCGGTCAGTTTTAGTGTCAGGAGCGTGTTTGAACCCATCTTTTGTAATGGCTTCAAGGGCTTCTGTCCTATTTTTCTTTTCAGCCTCTGGCAGAGGGGCGAACTCATTTCGTCCAACCATGGAGAGCCCAACCTCTCCCGATTGTGCGCGAACTTTCTCTCGGAGGGCATTTCTGTCAGAAATATCCTGCCAACGACGATTTGCGTCCTTACCAATAGTGATATCAATCTTCTGTTCCGAGAAATTCTCTGTGAGGAGCCCAACGCTAGAAGGAATAGGCTGAAAAATTGCGTTCTCTCCACATTTTGTGCAGGGAATTGATTCTTTTGGAATCTGGGCGGTAGGAATGATTTTCTCAATCATAACCCCGCAGGATGAACACTTATATTCTCTG